TGTATTATGGTTTATGATACCATTAATATTTATATTGACATTGTTACAAATTAATATGTGGATGATTTTTTTTAGTTCTATTAATATTGATTCGAAATACGGTGAAAAAGTAAAAACAATATTTAATATGATGTAAAAATATAATGAATAATTTTACGTGTAATCTAAAAATTATAATAACAAAAATTATATTTTGTTATTATAAAAGTTATGTTAGAATTTTATCAAACAGATGATCCTTCTACCGATTATAGGACAATTGGAGAAAAATTAGATAAATGTAAAAATACATTTTTAATCTCAACTCTTGATTTAATAATTATTATTTTACTTGCTATCGCATTAATATGCTGGTGTATAATTATTTGGGGAATAAGTCCTTCAACCACTACTGGTGTAACTATTATAGGTAGTGGAATTACCGCATTATTATTTTTTGTTACCATTTCTATCCATTCTATATATGGACTGAGAACATATTTGTCAATGCAAAGTAAAAAATATAATTGTAAAGAAGCAAATAAAGTACCAGCCAATAATTTACCCGAAAGTTTAGATGAATATGTACCAGATCCAGATGCTTCAATTTTTAATAAAAAAACTTATGAATGGATTAGTAAAAATTTTCCTTTTATAAAAACTTTACTTTATGATAACAATACAACAGTATGTTTAATATACGCAATATTCGCAGTTGTGTTAGGATTAGGTTTTATTGGTATTACATGTTTTTTCAATATCAGTACTAATTATAAGAATAGTTTAAAAAATAAACGTTGGCCAATAATCTACATAATATTATGCTGTATTGGATGTATTGCATATGGTTTTACATCATATAAATATTTTAAACTTTATTCTAATGGTAAAGACAAAGACAAAGACAAAGCTACAGATGAATAAATGATTTATTAATAATTAATTATTAATAATTAATTATTAATAAATCGCATAATAAATATAAAAAAATAAAATAATTTATTTGATTTATTTAAATAAATTACCCATATTTTAAAATGTTAGAAATACAAAATAAAATTATAATTACCATATTGGTTTTGTACATCACTATATGTTATTCATTTGCTTTATATTGTACAGGACCAAATAAAACACTAAGTGTTTTCCCGCTATTTAAAATATATAGTGATGATAAGACACCAGAAAATGTAGGAAAAAGTTCTGTATTCGGATATATTATGAGAACATTATTTTTATATCTAATACCTATTTGTGCAATTTTATTTATTTCATATATTTTGTGGAAAGATAAAATATTTGGTTCTAATAAAGAAAATTTAGAATTTAAATTATCAGAAAATATCGCAAATTGTCAAAAAGAAGCAGTATCTCAAAATCCAAACCCAAATACATCTTGTAATTGTGAAAAACATTTTAACGCAAGAACTGCAAATAATACATATAGAAAAGAATATAATAGACCTGATCATCATTATAATGAAAATAAATCATCATCCCAAAACAAACCATCAACTCAAAATAAGACAAACACAACCAACGAAAAGTATGATTCTACAAATCCAGTTGATATTATCAAATCGAATGATCAATTTGTAAAAATGTACATTATGGAAAATTGTCCAGCATGCAAAAAAACAAAAGAACTTCTAAAAAATAACAATGTTTTACAATATATAAATATTAATAATGCAGTTGAACATAAAGATTACTTAAAATCTAAAAATGTATCAAGTGTACCTTATTTTGAAACAAAAGATGGATATTCTATGACTGGTTTACCAAACAGTTTAGATGATTTTGTAGAAAAACTTAAATTAAAATACCAATCATCAGAAAAAAACATAAAAGAAAAATATCAAATAGAAACATGCCCAGTATCAGGTATTGATAAACCATATTATTTAACTGATGATCCTGATGATCCTAATCATCAAAATTGTAAAAATAATTCTGAATATGAATATAAAGTTTGCCAAACAGGTAGATGGTCACATGGTAAGGGTTATTATACAAAAAATGAACAATTCACTCAACACGATCAGCAAAATGGTTGTCTTGAAGGAAATGATTTTGTTCAATCAGCTTTAGATAACATACCTGATTGTCAAAATTCTAATTATATATTTAAAACATGTTCCAAAGGTACTGGATATTATAAAAAAGAAACATATCAATCACCAAACAAAATATGTGACCAAAATATATTGAATAAAATAGATCAATTAAAAGCAAACAAATGGAAACTATTTGGTGCAAATTGGTGTGGTTATACTACAAAACAATTAGATCTACTAAACTTATCGGATAATGATTCTGATATATATGTTAATTGTGAGTTAGACAAAAATAAAGATATTTGTAAAGATGTTAAAGGATTCCCAATGTGGCAACAAGTTGACGGTAATACACGGATAGGTCAAGCTGAAATTGGTTTTAAACAATGTAATGAATTTAATAATATGATTGATAATATTTTTAATACATCTGTTACACCTACTGCAGAAGGTTTTAAATCTGATACATTAATAAATAATCAAAAAAATATGAATGATTTAAATACTAAAATTGAAAATAAACCACCTACAAAACAACATTTACCAATTGAACCACCTACAAAACAACATATACCAATTGAACCGTCTACAAAACAACATGTACCAATTGAACCGTCTACAAAACAACATATACCAATTGAACCGTCTACAAAACATGTACCAATCGAACCACCCATACAACAAGCGGAACAACCAGCGGAACAACAAGCGGAACAACAAGCGGAACAACAAGCGGAACAACAAGCGGAACAACAAGCGGAACAACAAGCGGAACAACAAGCGGAACAACAATCGGAACAACAATCGGAACACAAACAAGAAATTAATGAGAATTCAATTGATGTTTTAACAAATAAAAATGTGTTAAGACAACCAAATAAGATTGAACAAAATTATGAATTTCCACCTGGTATAATTCCATATAATATTAATGAATTGATAGAACAATCAGGTGATAATAATTATGGTATTGAAAGGAATATGATGGATAATAACGGTGGTATGATTAAAGAATATTATACAGAAGATAATGATTACATGTTAAAAAATAATCAAAACACAAGTAATTATCAAAATCAAAAAAAATACATAAAATCGAATTATTATACATATGAGAATTATTTACCGGATAATTTAGAGGAGATTGATTCATTAGTTGGTTTACCTGTACCTGATAAACCATGTGGTAAAATAATGCAATAATTTAATGTTTTTTATAAAAAAATGAAAAAATTGTTATTTTTGTATGAAAAATAACAATATATTATGAAAAGAAAGAGTTTATCTATTATATCTTGGAATGTTAATGGGATAAGATCTCATATTATTAATGAAAAAACACCAAATAACAAAAAACCGATTATTATGGAACCTGACAGCAATTTTTATCGAATGGTTACCGAATATACCCCAGATATTATATGTTTACAAGAAACAAGATGTAGTCAAGAAATTTTTGATAGAATATATGAACCAGATATTTCGGATGGTCCATTATTTCCATTTCGTTACATAAATCCATCAACGAATCCTGAAAGAGGTCGTGGTTCTGGGTATTCTGGGACTGCGATCTTTTCTAAAATAGAACCAAAAGATGTTATTTTTGGTTTACCATCTCTTGATAATGATGAAGGACGTGTTATTACAGTGGAATATGATTCATTTTATTTAATTAATGTATATACACCAAATTCAGGTACAAATGAAGAATATAGAACAACAGTCTGGGATGATGCGATGTTGAATTGGTATAATTATTTGAGTAAAGAGTCATCTGATAAAAAACCGGTGATATTGGTTGGTGATATGAATGTTTGTAAAGAAGAGATAGATATATATTCTGGATTTCCAGTAAATCCAAAACAAAGAATTGCTGGTTTATTACCGGAAGAACGTGAAGGTTTTAATAAATATATTGAAAATGGTATGATTGATAGTTTACGACAATTTAATCAGTCTACTGATCAATATACATGGTGGAATCCAAAAATTAAGACATTTAGAGAGTTGAATAGGGGGTGGAGAATAGATTATTGTTTGGTTGATAAAAGTATTGGTGAATTGATGGAAGAATCAGTTATATTGAAAGAGGTGATGGGATCAGATCATTGTCCAATTATGTTAAAAATAAAAGTGTAGATAAATTCAAAATATAATTTTAAATTATATTTTGAAAATTATATTTTGTTTGTAATAAATGAGTTTTCCACGAAATAATTCAATGGGTATGAATATACCAATTAGTTCGATTGAAGAATCAAATTCTATTTGGAATACGAAAATAGAAAAGTCTGTACAATCATTAGCAGAATTATGTTTAGGATATAAATGGATGCATTGTGAATTAGCAAAAGAAAAATCATTAATGTATAATAGATTGATGTATTGTAGTATATTTTTTGCTCCTATGGCTGGAGTTTTAAATACTATTAATTCTTATTTACAAGATCATTTTACGATTCCGATCATTGTAACAATTGTATCTTTTATGACTGGTATATTGATTAGTATAATTAAATTTGGTAATTATGAAGCACAAATTAATAAATACAAAACAACTGCTGGTAGATATACTTCATTAGCAAATAATGCAAGAGTTCAATTAAATTTAGATAAAGAAGATAGAGAAGATGCAAAGCAATATGTAATATGGTTTACTACATCATATGGTGATTTATTTGATGAATCACCTATAATACCTGAATATGTAATGACACGTTATCGTAAACATGCTGAAAAATATAATTTCAAGATACCAGGAGAGGTTGGTATTTTGATTGATGAATCTGTACATAAAAATCGTGAACAAGAATTGCAAGAAATGTATCAAAAAAATGTTAAAATGTTAAAGAATGAAGCGAAAAAAGAACTTAAAAATGATGTTGTTAGATTAGATATGTTTAGTTTAAACAATTATAGTATGAAAAATTTTAAGAAATCTGATCTTGCACGATTTAATAATATTATGATGAAAAGACAAATGAAAACACCACGTTCTAATATAAGTTCTACTAATAATTCAAGAGTAAACTCTGTTGATAATTCTGAACGTTCTATGATCGACACATCGCGTGAAACGGCGCGTGAAACGGCGCGTGAAAAACAAAATGATATATTTAATTCATTTAAGGAAGTTGTAGGGAATGAAAATAAAATAGGAAATACAAAAAATAAGTATTCATGGAAAGATAATTTTCCTGATATTGAAGAAGAACAAGATATTCATTCGATGGTTTAAATTAAGATGATTTTTTAATATCTTCGGATATCATATTATCAAAATAACTAAACATTGAATCACTTTCATTTAAATCATCAGATATAATGTAATTTACTGATTTGATACAATATGTATAATTTGGTTTGTTTTTAATAGTTGATTTATTTTGATTTGTTTCAATTAAATTAGATAAATCTTCTATATCGGTGTGTGAAATAAGTTGTGATGTTTGTAATTTATGTAACAAATTGTCAGGGGATTCATTTATCCAATGATTTTTGTAAAATTCTTTATTAATATCTTTAACCATATAGTAAAATCCAGAAATTGTTTTAAAGATAGAATAACCATCTTTTCTGTCAATATCAGCTTCTATAATTTTAGTTGTTATAATGATGGGATCAATTTCTGGAACAATATTACAAATATTTTTATAATAAGCTTCAGAATCGTAAGTAAATTGTAATTTCCATCCAGTGATGAATTCTTGTGTTTTATGAATTTTTGTAATTGGAAAAAGTATCCAATTATGACCGATCATTTTAATTTTTGATTTAACAATGTGACGATCGGTTTTTAAAGAATTATTTTCATTATTTAATAAATCATTTGATTCCATTTATTCATAAAAATATTTTTTAATATTTTTATGAATAAATGGAATCAAATAATATTACAAATCTGGATAAAATTTTAATGATGGTTATATTTTTATCAATTTTATTTATTATATTTATATCATTATTTTATTATTGTCAAAACAAAAATAACGAATATGAAAAATTCAGTGTAATGAAACAAATCAACAAACCAATTTTTTTAGCAATTCGTTCTTATAATAGGCCTAAATATCTTGAAAAAACTTTAAATTCTATTAAAAAGAGTGACACGTTATTGTGCAATAATATTATTATATATGATGATTGTTCTACAGATGAAGAAACACTTAATATTTTAAAAGAATCAGAAAAACTATATACTGTTATTTACAATAAAAAAAATGAAGGTTGTAAACAATCGTACTTGAATTTACTTAATTATATTAAGAAAAATGCCAAATACGGTTACGTATGCATCGTTGATAACGACATTGTGGTAAAGAAGCAATGGCTTAATAAATTATATAATATATATAAAGAAGCTGAAAAAGAATTAAAAAGTACAAATATTGTTATGTCGGGATTTAATCCAACAAACGCACATCAATATTCGGATAATGAAATTACAAAGTATAAAAATTTTCATTTAAAATATAGTGTGGGTGCTGTATGTTATTTTTTTAATTTACAATTTATAAAATCTATATATAAAGGTTGGAAAAATAATTTAGATTGGGGTATATCCGAATATGTCAAACAAAAAGGATATTATTTTAGTGTTTTGAATGAAGGTGTTGTTGATCATATTGGTGAAGAAGGTGATAATAGTACGAAAGATAGATATGATAATGATAAAAATTTTGTGGAAGATTTTAAGAAATCTATCAAAAAAATTATCAAATAATTGTCAAATTTTATTTAATTGTTAAATAAAATTTTTAAAACCTTTTAATTTGGCTTCAATTCTATCTTAATTCCCATTGCCATCAATTCCTGAAACAACAACTTACAAGCATACGGTATATTCGTCAACTTAATGTTATCAGATTTACACACATTACACTGTTTCGATGATACCACTATCTGTCCACAATCACAACACAAATGTACTGCATATTTATCTGACATATTAAACAATCTTTCTTTTAAGAACCCAGAAACACCATGACTTATCATACAATCACGTTCCATTTCACCAAACCGTAAACCACCTTCGCGAGATCGTCCTTCAAGAGGTTGTCTGGTGAGTGATTGAACGTTGCCGGCGTCACGTGCGTGAATTTTATCGGCAACTAAGTGTTTGAGACGTTGATAATAAATGGGTCCTATGAAGATTTTAGCACCGATTTCTTCACCAGTAAAACCAGAAAACATAGTTTGATAACCATTATTTTCAAAACCAAGTTCTCCTAATTCTTTTGTCAAATGGTTAACAATACCTGTACTTGATTCTGAAAATGCAGTACAATCTCTAAATATTCCTTTATGTACTGCTGATTTAGATCCCAAACATTCCAAAAACATGTTAATTGTCATTCTTGATGGTAATGCATGAGGATTTACTATAATATCTGGTACAATTCCATCTTGTGTAAATGGCATATCCTCCATTGGTAATACCATCCCACATGTACCCTTTTGTGCATGACGCGATGCAAATTTGTCACCGATCTCAGGAATTCTTTGGCTTCTGATTTTTACTTTTACAAGTTTGTAACCATCAGGAGTAAGTGAAATAAAGACTTTATCAACAATTCCTTCTTCACCATGTTTGATGACAATAGAGTTATCAAGAAGTTGTTCACCTGCGGTTTTTGTTGACTTGTTAATAACTTTTCCGATGATTACATCTCCACTATACACTTTTTTACCTTCTGCTATGATACCATATTTATCTAATTTTTGATAATTATATGATTTAATTTTAACAGAAGCAGGAGGAATCATGATATTTTCAAAAGAGTTTGCAGCACGTTTTTTCTCTTCAGCCATAATTGTCTTGTATACGAATGAACGAAATAATCCTTTCTGTATGGACGCTTCATTAATAATAACGGAATCTTCTTGATTAAAACCAGTCCAACAAGCGAGAGCAACTATTGCATTTATTCCAGATGGCATATCATTGAAACCCATACAATCTGATGCATGAGTATACGTAAGTGGTTTTTCAGGGTATTGCAATAAATGCACAACTGTATCTGTTCTAATTTCATGAGCAAGGCTAAATACACCTAATGCTTGTTTTCCCATAGCAGCTTGGTAACAATTTCTTGGTGATTGTGTATGATCAGGATATGGAATCATACTTGCCATTGTTCCTAATATCATTGATGGATGTATTTCACAATAATTAAATTTACGATATTGTTCAGTTAAATCCTGAATACTTGTAGCTATCACTTGATTTTCTATTTCATAACTATCTAAATATTGTATATAATTTTTTTGAATTAATTCTGACCAAGTAAATGCATTCGATGCTTCAAACAATAATTTGTTATTATGAAGTTTGAAAACTGGTCTGATCATTCTACCTTCATCACTATATATCAATATTTCTTGATCTTGTTTATTTATACAAATAGAAACAGTTTTAGGTATTAACCCCTTATTTCTATCATTTTTAAATTGTTCAACCATTTTATTAACATCTTTAATAATCGCATACCATATTCCATTTATCATAATTTTATAATAATCCGCTAAATTATTTTTCTCAAAATCATAATCAGACAATTTTATCTCATCCAACTTGATCATATCTTTATAATCTTTTATCAATTCCTTAATATATAAAGATTTAATCGAATTTGTCACACCTGCCATAAACGCAAAATTCTTCACTATACCTGATGACTGACCTTCTGGAGTCTCAGATGGACATATTAATCCCCACTGAGATGAATGAATTTGACGAATTTTTGTATTCTTACCCTCTTTACCTATAGGTATCACAATTCTTTTCAAATGTGATAGTACAGCACCCCAAGTTAATCTACTCATAACTTGTGAAACACCTGTTCTCACATATGTTGTTTTCTGTAAACCCCAATTCCCTGTTGCGAAACAATGTCTAATACCATTTGTTATCTGATTGGTTCTATTAATTGCCGGAACTATTTCTTGTCTTTTTAATAAATATTGCTTTATCATATTGTTATTTCTTTTAAATAACGCTCTAAATATATCACCAATTAAAATACCAGATGTTTCTAATCTTTTTGTTGAAACATGATCCCTATCATCTTCAGGTCTAATACTTAAATGAGTATTTATCAATTTATTCAACATATGTCCCATAAATAACGCTTTCTCTAACATACTACATGTTGTGCCCAAATGTGGAAATAACTCGTTTTTAAACATCTGTTCCGCATAAATCTCACGTTTCTCTTTAGGTAATACATGCATTGCAAATTTACCTATATATGTCAATGCTTCTTCTTGTGTATCTATTATCTTTGATTCCATTATTATATCATTCACATATGTCTCATTAATATTTCTTTGAACCAATATTTTCTTTATTTCTTCTTCTGTTGTGTATCCAATTGCTTTAAACACTATCCCTGCAGGTATTTCTTGTGTTATATATGGCAATGAAAATACCAAATTTTTACCTGTCGGCAAAATCTTTGCTTGAATCATAATAGAATGACCAGTTTCATCTGACATTGACCTTATTTCTGCAACATGCTTATATTTTGATTGTGGTTTTTGTCCAAAAACAAAAACTGTATTATATGCAACACGCTCTTGTGTTATTAATGCACGTTCTTTACCTCTAATAATAAAATATCCACCTGGATCCATCCGACATTCTCCATTTTTTTTATTCGTTTCAACATTTTTATCATACAGATTACATTTAATTGATTTTAACATAATAGGTATACGTGCTAACGGAATTTTGTTATATTCTTGTTTTTCTATCACTTGCCCATTTTCCAGCAACTGTGTCACAATATTAACACATACCGGACCATCATATGTTAATTCTCGTAATCTCGCTTCTGAAGGTGTTATTTGTCGTATTGTTCTATCAGATTCAATTATATATGGATTATCCACAGTAACATCAGTATAACGGACTATATATGTTATATTTTTATTTACTTCTACTACCAATTCAGGCTCCTCATCTATTATTGCTTGTAATCCAAACATTATTAAATGATTAAATGAATCTAATTGTAATTTAGCACCACTATCTGTTTCATAATATTGCTTTATAAGATCTTTTATATATTTTTCAGATAACATATTTATATTTCTTATATATTTTATATTTTTTTTCATTTTTATATTCTATTTATATTAATCATCTTATACTTTTTCCATATTAAAATTGTATTTTTTATCAAATTTTCTCCATTATAATTATTTTCAATTATTTATACAATTTTTCTTATTTTTATGTGATTTTTATTAATATTTTTTAATAAATTTTTTTTTTATATTCACAATAATAAAAAAAATGTCTCCATTAAGTTTAGAAAAAAATTTAAGAACTTGTAAAGTTAATACTGGATGGGCTAATAGAAACCAATCTGATCGTTTCCAAGACCCATCTTTAATGGTATGCCCTACTTGGCATCATATGGATATGACTGGACGCGTTGTATGCGCTGACTCTTTTTATACTAAACGCGCTGGCTGCAACAGTCCTCTCGATCGTGTTATGGTTGAAAATACCGTTTCAAGACCCCAATATGCTACATATGTTAACTTGAACGTTGCAGCAATCGTCCAAGATGGTATGAATGGTGTCACTGGTGCCGCTGGTAATGGTAGTAATAATGCTGCCGCTGTAAACTCTCAACTCCATACTAATCATATGGCTGAAGGTTACAATCATCATGGATCATGGGGTCAACAAAACTCTGCTAATGTATTAGGCAATTGCCCCAATCGTGCTTACCAACAAGGTATGCAACAAATGGCCCGTCAACAAAATCAAGTCGCCTAATTTTGTTCAAATTTTATTTATTTTTTATTTCATAAAATAAAAAATGAGTTTACAAAAAAATATAGCATTCAATAAGGTTAGCACTGGATGGGCCAATCGTAATCAATCAAACACTTGGATCAACTCCAACAATGTCGCATGTTTTAATGCCAATTCCTTTGACAATTACGGCCGTATTGCCTGTCAAAACTCCTTACCTCACCTAAAATCACCCACTTGTCATAATCCTCTTGATCGTGTCACCGACGAAAACGACAATCGTCCAACCATATCCAGTAACTTACTTAATACCTTCGGTATCAAAGGTGACACCATAAATCATCAATGGTTCCCTAAAAACTCTCACATACCTCAATATCCTGGATTAACCGGATATCCTGCAGTTGAATCTTACTCTAATAAAATGTCTTATCATCCAGATAACTTAAAATATCAACAACCTTGTAACAATATCGGTGCAAATGATATGGCAATTACTTCACAAAATAATCGCATGGCAGGTATGATGCAAGTTTATCTTAAAGCCGAAAGTAATATGAAAAATGCCGGTATGGTCTAATCATATTTTAAACATATATAACATATAACATATATAACATATAACATATATAACATATAACATATATAACATATAACATATATAACATATAACATATATAACACTTTCCTAATGTTTACTATTAGATTCAATAATACATCAAATAAAATACAAAACAATCTAACAAACAATAAAACAACAAATATTGCTATCATGGCTGTTTTTGATCAAGATATCGATCAATTAAAATCATTACCTGATGAAATCTTAACAAAACCTGATTCTTTTGGTCGTACTGCTATTCATGCAGCCTGTCACAAAGATTATACAGATATTTTGATTTATCTAATCAAAATACGTAAAATGAATCCACATACAAAAGATTATGATGGTATTAGTTCAGACTTTTATGCATGTGGTATGGAATGGAAAAAATAAATATTTTTATTAAGAAAATTCTTAAGAATAACATAATAAAAATATTCAATATAGATAAATCACAGATGTCAGTTAATTATTTAGATATGTTACCGTTAGAGTTACAAGATTATATTTGGAAGTTACATCATAAGATTGGATTTAAGAAAGTAATGATAGAATTAATAGATACAAGATATTATGAATTTGAAGCAAAAATGATAGCAAATATGATTGTGGAAGAAGTACTTAGTAATTTGATTGATTAAAATTTTAATTTAAATATATAGTTATGATAATCAATTGTATGAATACAGAAATTATAATACCATTTTTAGAAAATTTAATACAAAAAATAAAAAACAATGAAATAACTACCGAAGAAAAATCAAAATTATTTAGTTTTTTGTATCAATTTAGTAAAATTAACACAAATGATTCTCTGAATCATTCAGAAAATCATTCAGAAAATCATTCAGCTAATGATTCAAACAAATTAACAAAAAATCAAGAAGATATTATGTTAAATTATTTAATTAAAGGATGGTATGTTGATTACATATCGGAGTGCCGCTACAAAATCAATCAAAAAATTTATGATAAAAATGATTTTTAAATAATTAATAATCATAATACAAACATGAGCAATTTTCCTCTTTATAATAGCATTTTAGAAAAACTTGATGAAAAACAATTAGAAAATCAACTAACAACCGATGAAAAACAAGAATTTGTTAACTTTGTAAAAACAGCCGATAATGATAAACATGAATTGATTTATATTTTATTAAAAATTCACCAAATCCGTACTGAAAATTCTTCAAAAACTTCTTTGCCATTTAGTGGCAAAGAACAAAAAGCCGGATTAAAATTTGATATTGATAATTGTCCAGAAAAACTACAACAAATTCTATATAAATTTATGGAAATGACCAATAATACAGAATAATCACATTTCAAGTTAAACAATTAAATAAATTAATCATTAATTTATTTAATAAATTCTGATTCATCAGAATATTCAAATTATTCTGATTCATCAGAATATTCTCCATCACTATCATCACTCGCATATATTAATTCATTTTTTTCATTATCTAATTCATGCTCTGTATTATTTTTTTCAAGATTTTTTTGTAATCTTTCAATCTCTATAGCCATTGTATTTGAATCATCCTCTGTTTGTTCCTCTGTTTGTTCCTCTGTTTGTTCCTCTGTTTGTACCTCTGTCTGTTCCTCTGTTTGTTCCTCTGTTTGTTCCTCTGTTTGTTTAGTTGTTTGTTTGGTTGTTTGTTTGGTTGTTTGTTTGGTTGTTTGTTTGGTTGTTTGTTCCTCTGTTTGTTCCTCTGTTTGTTCCTCTGTTTGTTCCTCTGTTTGTTTGGTTGATTGTTCTTCTGTTTGTTTGTTTGGTTGTTCCTCTGTTTGTTCCTCTGTTTGTTCCTCTGTTTGTTCCTCTGTTTGTTCCTCTGTTTGTTCCTCTGTTTGTTCCTCTGTTTGTTCCTCTGTTTGTTTTGTTGATTGCTCTTCTGTTTGTGCATCTGTTTGTTTGGTTGATTGTTCATTATTAGTTTTGTTGTTTGTTTTATTAGTATTTGTTGATTTTGTGTTTTGTTGTGTTGTTGTATGATTGATGGATGTTACGATAGGGATAGTATTTGATAATTTGAGATTATTATCAAGATCAGAAAAAGATAAAGAATTATTACTTACATATTCTTTGATAGTTCTGATGGTGTTATCTGAATTTTTGAAATCACGTGTGACGATTCTATTATCATCAATGGAACCGATTGATTCAAAGTGATCATTTATTATTAATAAAACGATTGATTTAGAAAATGGTTGTGATTCGAGTGTGCATTTGTTAAAATGTTGATTTTTAGAAAATGATGAAAATTTAATGGGTAATCTATTATTTTTAGAAATGAAATAAATATTTCGTTTGAAAAAATTTGAGAAAAAATTGATAATATTTTCGTCGATCCAGTTAGAAGATAAACTGAATTTTTTAATAATTTTATCGAATTCTTCATTTTCGGCCATATCAATAATTTTAGAAGTTAATATTTTGAAGTAATTTTGAAAATTTTTGTAAATAGTTGATTTTAGACATTTAATGTCAGGAATATTGTCCAATTCTTTATTAAAATCATTAGAAATTGATTGTGTAATTATATCTTTAGCTGTTTTATTTTGAGATTTTTCTGATTCTTCATATAATTTAAAAGCATTATTAATAAATTCTTTGTCTATTTTTTTGATAGGAATCATTTCAATAATGGATTCAAAATAATCTTGTCGTGGTTTAACATGATCTTCTATAATTTTTGATAAAGAATCTGAAATTTTCGCATCATTAATTTTATTTTCAAGATATTTATAAATTTTGATAAAATTATCACGCAATTTTTTTTTGATTATTTCTGTAAGATTTTCATTCCATTGTTCAAACCATTGATTAGATGTCATTTCATTAATAATCCGATCTTTCATATTATTAACATAATTTAATTTTTCATCATGTTTATAATCTCTATATTTCTTTGAAAATGATGTAAGAATTGCATGTATAAAAGAATCATTATTTTCTATAGTACCCGTACGTACTATATTATCAATACTAGATACCATAATTGCTGTTGTACCTACCCGTAATGGATAAATTTCTTTTAATTGATTTTGTCTAGACATTTTTAGATATTGGTTAATTATTTAAATGTTACTATTTAAATAATTTTTCTATAATCAAGTAATTATTATTTAGAACTCAAATATTCCAATAATGTTTGGTTAAATTCTTCTTGTGATGGTTTCGGAAAAACATTTGCTACATCCGATTCAGTAATTTCTGATATATTGGAAGGATTTGTAAATTCACATTCAATCAAACGATAAGGAAACTGTTTGGTCAGTGGTAAGTTATAACCATTAACACCATATTGTTTATCTGGATTGTT